ACAGAAATACTAGCTCCATATGGACCATCTCTCAAGAAACCAATCCCATCACAATCATGGGCTAAAATGGAAAAGGATTATAGATTAATGAAAAATATTCTCTCTGACCTACAAACCCTACTAGACAACTAATGCTATAATGGATATATGGCTAAGAACTTACAAGGCAAATCAAAGGGGAGCAAGACAAAAGGAACTAAACCAGTTAGTAAGCAGGCATTATATTCATCAGCATCATCACACGCATTAAGAACAATTCAAAGATTAGCAGAGTTGGTAGAGAGTAAGAATGAGCCTGTGGCTGTTAGTGCGGCAAGAACATTACTATCAAAATGTATCCCTGACCTAAAGGCAACAGAGCTAACTGGGAAGGATGGGGAGAAACTAGAAAGGCTAGTAATCATCCGTGCATCTAATATTAAGTCCGTGGCAAGATAAAGTATTTTTCGACAATACTAGATATAAGGTAATAAACTGTGGTCGTCGTGCCGGTAAGAGTACGGCAGCAGCATTGAAGATGGTTGAGTTTGCAGATAGCAAGCCAAACATGATCGTATGGTACATCGCACCTACATATAGGCAAGCTAAGGACATTATGTGGGTAATGTTAAAGCAAACTATCCCACAAGACATGATTAAGAGGACGAATGAATCGGAGCTATACCTGGAGATACTGAATGGATCACGCATATATTTGAAGGGTGCAGAGTACCCGGATCGTTTAAGGGGTGTTAGAATCGATCTGGCAGTATTCGATGAGTGTGCTTTCATGGATAAATGGCTAGAAGTGTGGAAAGTTATCCGTCCTACCCTTGCTGACTCACAAGCTGACTGTTGGTTTATCTCTACTCCTAATGGGTTTAATCACTTTAAGAACCTGGCTGAGAACGTTGGTCCTAGTGGTGAGATGATATTTAAGGATCATAAGTATTATCACTTCACCTCATATGACAATCCACATCTACCAAAGGAAGAGATAGAATCAGCTAAGAGAGAAATGGACGAAGACTCATTTGCACAGGAGTGGATGGGAGAGTTTAGAAAGATGATGGGGTTGATATACAAGACGTTTGATAGGAATGTACACATGGTTGACGTGCCGGCACTACACTTTGATTATACGTTTGCTAGGGCGATTGACTTTGGTTATGGACACAAGACTGCTCTTGTTTACTTTGCCATCAATGCTACTGGAGATACGATCTATGCCTATGATGGGTTGTACCAATCAGGACATACTACAAGCGAGATGACTCATGCAGTAAAGATCAAGGATGCAGGAAAGAATATATCCCAAGCTGTAGCTGACTCTGCACAACCAATGAACATAGAGGAGCTGAATAGACTAGGAGTACACTTTTCTCCGGTAGAGAAGGGTTCTGACTCTGTTAAGAACGGAATAACTAAGGTAGCTGGACTATTGAAGGTACGAAATGACACTGGTAAGCCAACGCTGATGTTCTCAAAGAGCCTAACATGGATAGCTGATGAGTTCGAGAAGTATCGCTGGATGGAGAACAAAGCACAAGGAATAGTAAACGAGGTTCCACTAAAGAGAGATGATGACGCAATGGACGCTATCAGATACTTCGCCATGAGTTATAAGAAAGAAGAGAAGTATGTTATACCAGTTAATGACATTAGCCGCAAGTCATGGAGCATAGGCAAATGAACCAGCCCGAAGAACAACAGTCAAACGAGGATAAGCTACTAGAACTGTTGAAGGCGCTAGATCCTGAACTATTCATGGTTAAGATTGCACTAAGAGAGACCGGGGTCAACGCAATGCTCTTGCCAAGGATAATCAGAATGTTGGGCAATATGAATGTAGGCACGGGTTACGGTGAGATTACCATCCTAATGAAGTCTAAGGTAATTACCCAGATCAAAGGAAACGAATCAGATATATTAGACATGCCAGTTGACACGCCCAAACAATTTCGATAAGATATATACACATAAGTCTTTTATCCGAAAAGGAACGAGACCCACATATTCGGCTCTTCGGAGCGTACATATAGGGGTCTTTTTTATATGGCAAAACAAACAGATGTCCCTGCAAGGGGAACAACAGACGAACGACAACTATTCTCAGAGAAGATACGTCATTACGAAATGGCAACACAGGACCTAGACAGTCGCACTGGTGACTGGGATACTAAGGACGAACTATTCAGATCTCACATTGACGAATCGAATTGGCCATACAACTCAGTTGTCTTTGATCCCAGGGTATTCACAGCTATCTTCGAGAAAACTGCAAGGCTCTTTGCTAATAAGCCAAGAGGCAGGATGGTACCACGAGAGGGCGGGGATACTCTAGGAGCAAGGATTAACAACGAATTACTAAGTTTCCAATGGGATGAGAACGAGAGAGTTGACAGCACACCAATGTTAGCCAAGTGGGCAATGATGGATCAGAACACACGTAAGTACGGAGCGTCATTTGCTCTGTGTAAGTGGAGGTTTGAACGTAAGGTAGTCAAGAAGAAGGACGAGAAGGGTAAGATGACAGGGAAGAGCGAGACAGTATATGACGGCCCTGACTTTAAGCCACTAGTGAACAGAGATGTATTAGCTAACCCAAGTTATTCAACAGTTAAAGGCTGGTTTGCATATCGAGAGTACGTTACCCTAGCTGAACTATCTGATGTGAATGACGCAGCCAGAACTAAGGCAGTCTACAAGAACCTAGATATACTTAGAGACGCACTAGCCAAAGATGGAGAGGGCGGTGGAGACTCAAGAGATGACAACTGGATAAGTAAGAACAAGTCTATCAAGGGATTAGAGGACTACTTGGGTAAGGATCAGTTCAACAAGACAATAGAAGTAGTTACCGAGTACAGTCCTGACAGATGGGTAACATACGCACCTAAGCATGGCGTTATCCTAAGAGACATTCCTAACCCATACGAGCACGGTCAGATTCCAGTAGTCACACTCAAATACTATCAGGTTGATGACGACCTATATGGTCTAAGTGAGATTGAGCCTGTTCAAACTCTACAGAAGGCTACTAACGCACTAGTCAACCAATACCTAGACTCTATCAACATGGCTCTCTACACACCTCTGAAGATCAGAGCTAACGCAGTACAGATGCACACACTAGAGTTTGGCCCAGGTGCTAAGTGGATTATGAACGACCCAGATGATGTAGTAGCCCACGAGTCGTCAGGTACGGGGATTACAGAGTTTGCCAGCACATACAGATTCATGGTTGGAGCCATGCAAGAGGCATTGGGTGAGTCAAGTCAGGGTGTATCAGGTCTTGATCCAGGGGCACAAGACAAGACTGCTACAGAGATTAGAGACAGTGCAGTCCAGCGTAACGCAAGAGACAACTACAATCAATTATTCTTATCTGAAGCCCTAAAGAAACAGATGATGCTATGGTTCACGATGAACAAGCAGTTCCTATTCTCAGGTAAGACAGAGCAACAGAAGGTAATCAGGATTGTAGGTAAAGACGCAATGAGATATTTCCAGAAGAGAGGTCTTGATAACTACGTAGTTGGAGACGAGGCAATAGACCTAATCAATGGCGAGGGTATGTCAGAAGAGATACAATCTGAAATGCAGAACATGTTGGCTGAAGGACAGATCAGACCAGAAGACTTTGCAATGCCACAGTCACCAGTAGACGTTGATGGCGAGATGTTACCCAAGATGACAATGGAGCCAGGCGACGAGATGGCACATCTAATCCTTGAGAAGGAAGATCTAAGCGGTGCATACGACTACATCCCAGATGTTGAGTCTATGTCAGTGCCCGACGATCAACAGTTAATAGCCTCGGCTAAACAGATGATTGACTTGAACACTGATCCCAATACTATCCAACAGTTAGCTCAAGAGGGCTATCAATTTAAACTCAAGGAGGCTATGGAAGACTTCTTTGAGAAACTAGGTGCAAAAGACGCAGATAAATATTTTACAAAATTGGAGGCAAATGAAGCTCTCGGAACAGGACAAGAAGGCACTACGCCAGGCATCGGCAATCAAGGAGCTCTCGGAGCACCCGGGGTGGATGGACCACCTCAAACCCCTGCTGGAGGCCAAGCTCAACCAGTCGTTCCCGGACCCCAGCCAGTTCGCTGAGGAAAAGGAATTTATGTACGCAGCTCTAACTGCAAGTACATTTAAGAAAGTGATTGCTGAGATAATGATGTACTTCGATGGAAGCACAGAAGCAGTCAAAGAATTAACAAAGAAGAAATTTAAAAAACATAATACCTATTCAATAGGAAAATAAAGGAGGACACATGGGAGACATAAGACTCAAGTTCAAACACCAAGAGGGTAAGGACTACACAGAAGCCACCAAAGTAATTGATGGCGACGGATTTACATGGAACTTTGGACCAAACCAAACCAGAGTGCTACCAGATTCGGGAACAAATACTACACTAGCTGCCAATGCGACAGTCAAGTGGGGAACTACAACTCAACAGTTGGATGCTCCAGAAGTTATCGCAGATATTGAAGATGAAGGAGGGAGATCATAATGGCTATTTATACAAAATCGGGTAAACCTGCTAAGGGTAAGAGGAGTAAGCCTCTATCTGAGATGGGTAAGAACTCTAAGAACACAAAGAAGAAACCAAAAAATAGATACGGCAAGTAATGCCAATCTCACTAGACCCTCTTCCGCCTAGTGACGACAAGTATTGGAAGAACTCGAACGTTAACAAGATAGTATTAGCTGAAACCCAAAGTGCGAGCACAACTTGTTCGCACTAAGGGGATTGAGGCAAAGTGTTTGAAGTGTAAGATCGGATACTCCCTATCCCCAGGGTGGGAAGTAAAGAACGGACACATACATGCACATGGTACGCTAGTTATTTGAGACGGGGAGGTGCAGGCCTTCCCATCCCAGGCAATTAGCCTGTGTCCGATATGCCTATCGTTAAAGGCACAAAGAAAGGAGTTGGAATGACAGACCAACAAGAGGCAACAAATGTAGCGGAGAAGGAAACTCCGCAGGTGGCACTGCCTACCACAGAACAAAAAAGCTCTGAAGTAGTAGAGTCTACAGAGGTAGCTGAGGTAACTCAGGAAGCCAAAGTAGATGAAACAAACTTAGAATTACCAAGTGACGCAAAGGAGCGTACCAAGGAACAGTTTGAGAAATTAACCTCTCAACTATCCGAGGAAAGGGAAAAAAGGATTAAACTCGAAAGAGCCTTCATACCCAAGGCTCAGCCACAGGATCAGGTGAGACAAGATTGGTATGACCCTGATACAAACACTGTTGATGTCAATAAACTGAATCAGCGTGAGTCTGAACTTCAGCGAAAGGTTAGCACATTAGAAAATCAGCTTTCCGGGATAACCAGGAAAGAAGAAGCACTGCAGGAAGTAGAGACCTACGAGTCCTACCCTGAACTTAATCCCAAATCGGGAAACTTCGACGAAGGCTTCCAGAAACAACTGATCTCCTACATGGCTACATCACTCGCAGAAGGGAAGTCCCCTACGATGAAGCAGGCAGCTGATGACATTGTCGCTATATCCGAGAGGAGAGCGAAAAAGGCTGAGAAACAAGGAGCCCAAAAAGCCCTTGAGTCACTATCACCAAAGGAGCAAGCTGCTCTGGAGGCAACTGGTAGGTCTGATAGACGATTACCATCCGAGGACTTAGCCTCAATAAGAGCGAGAAGTCGCCAAGGAGGAACATCCGGAATGGAGGCAGTGATGCAAAGATTGTCTAAAATACCTCAAGTTTAAAAACTTAAACATATAGAGAAAGGAGAATAATATATGGCATATGGTCTATTATCCCAAACAAACGCCGGTGGATCACTCGGAGACGTAGATGAAGCTTTACGTGAAGACTTGATTGACATCATTACAGATGTTAGTCCTGATGAAAACCCTCTCTCAACCATGCTTGCAAGAACAACTGCTAGCCAGCCCTTGCACCAATGGCAGGAGGATTACATCAGCCGTCCCACGTCAGTTTCAACTTCCGTTGAAGGTGCCGCCGCTACTTACGCTGACCTCGATCAACCTCTACGCAGAACCAACTGGACACACATCGTGACCAAGACGTTCCGTGTATCAGGCACCGAGATCTCAGCTGAGCACGCAGGTATGGGTAGTGCGTATGACTATCAAGCTTCCAAAGCACTTGTGAACTGGAAGAACCAACAGGAGTACGGTATCGTCAATGGTACCCTCGCCTCAGGTTCATCTGGAGTTGCACGTCAAATGGCAGGTCTTGACTCAGTCATTACTTCTCACTACACCGCCCGTTTATCAGGTACATCACTATCCGAAACCGAGTTTAACGACATGGTTAAAGATGTGTGGACTGACGTTGGAGCATCTGAAGTGTTCGACTTAATACTCGTTCCTTTCGGACTCAAACAGAAGATCTCTCAATTCACCGCAGGTAACACTAAGTTCACTTACGCTGAAGACAAGAGACTTACACGTCCAGTATCTGTCTACGAATCAGATGGAGGAGTTCACCGAATCATGGCTCACAAAGATGTACGATCTGCTGCTGCTACACCTGGCCCCACTATCATGGGTATCAAGGAAGACAAGTACAGATTGGCTTATCTACGTAACCCCAAGAGGGAAGAACTCGCCAAAGATGGCGACAGAAGGAATGGTCAAATTGTTGGAGAGTACGCACTCGAGTATCTCGCAGAGCGAACATCCGCAAGACGTTCCGGTTACAACGTAAATGGGTGATCAACTTAGTTGACACAACAAATACTAACAATCAGGGGGATCGCAAGGTCCCCCTTTTTGGTGGCTTTACATGTGATGGTATAATGTATCTATGGATAATACGGCCCTACTTGCTGATAATTTGAGATGGGCACCAGCAGGAGTAGTTAATCTAGCAAATAACCTAATTAAGCTAAAATCAGACAAAGATCCCTGGATAGTATTTGAGGCAATAGTAGACGCATGGCAGAAGACTAACCCAAAGAGATACGACTCATTCATTCACCAACTAGAAGACACCAAGAAAAACAGTAAGACTACGTTCATTGGTGGCAAGGAACATACCGGAGTATCAGTAGACAAGAGTGGAACGGGCGGAACACTTCTCCATAAGATAGACATGCCAGTTAAAGTTGTATATATGATTAAAAAGCTCTACCCAGACATGAATCTTGACAAAGAGTTCTATGACAAATGGGCAGAGAAGTTTCCTAAAATGGTAGTATCGGAGGTAATTTGAAAATAGCTAATCACATGATCGTGTCTGGATCTGAGAGACCAGATGACCTAGCAAGATGTTTGGAGTCTGTGCAGGATCAGGTAGATAAATCATTCGTATTAGTTACTACGCCGACTAAGGGTAAGGGACTGAAGAAGGTATGTGAGAAGTTTAACGCAGAGTACAAGTACGAACCCAACAAGTATCACCACACAGTTCTAGCTAAAGAGGTTAAGTTCATTAAGGATCTGGGATTAGAGCCGTTCATAAAGAAGGGCGATAAGATATTTGAGTTCGACAAAGCACGTAACGCAGCAATGGCAATGGTTCCTAAAGAGTATGACTGGATGCTATGGCTAGACACAGATGACATCTTCAGGGGTAAAGATCTAAGGGGGATAATCGCTGACGCAGAGAAGAACCAACTAGACTCAATATTTCTTAACTACATCTACCAGGCAGAGATCAAGGATGGCAAGATCAAGAACATTCTTATCGAACACCTAAGAGAAAGAGTCATTAAGAATGATGGAGCTTACAAGTGGGTTGCACCTATTCATGAGACACTAATCGAACAAAGACCTACAAGAAAGAAAGACTACCGAGGTTGTGATGTATTACACCTATCTAACAACGAGAGACGACTTGGTGCTATCAAGAGAAACCTAAAGAACCTGGAGTATTCAATCTTCGCAACTAAAGGGAAAGACCCAAGACCACTATACTATCTAGGTAAGGCGCACTTTGACCTATGGCTAACAGAGCAGGATGAGAAGTATCTTGGTTGGGCTAAGAACCTGTTTGAAAAGTATCTTGGTGGAGAGAACCCATCTGGTTGGGCCGAGGAGCGTAGTCAGTGCTGGGAGTATCTAGTTGAGATATACAGAGCGATGAAGAAGACGGATGAGGCTATTAAGTGTGCACACAACGCCATGATAGAAGATGAGAGGTTCCCATCTATCTATGTCAACCTAGCTCTATGTTATGTTGAGAAGGGTGAGTGGGGTAGGGCGATGTGGTGGGTTAGAAGAATCAGCGGAATGGAACAACCAAATACTACTCTAGTAGTTTCACCAAGAGACATGCAGGCTCGCACACTTGAGGTAATATATCACGCCTCACTTAATCAAAGTAAGTTAGATGACGCATGGGCGGCGATGCACAAGATGGTTGAGATTTATCCGGACAGAGAAGATATGAAGCAGAGGTATCAGATGGTATCTGAACTAAGAGAGCAAAGAGATCTAACCAAGCTAATGGTTGAGTTGTCAGGATACCTAAGTAAGACCGGTCAACAGTCTAAGTTACGATCACTAGTACAAGCTACACCAACTCAGATTAAGGACAATCCGTTCATGGTAGACCTTGCTAAGAAGGTTAATCCCCCAAGAGATTGGAAGAAGAATGAGATAGCTCTATACTGTGGGCCTGCGTTTACCACATGGAGTCCTGAGCATATAAACAACCCAGGGACTTCGTTCATTGGTGGATCTGAGGAAGCTGTAATATACATGGCACAGGCTCTCAATAAACAAGGCTGGAAGGTAACTGTGTATGGAGACCCAGGACCAGATGAGGGAGATTGGTTTGGAGTTATGTATAAGAATTACTTTGAGTTCAACACCTCTGACAACTTTAATATCATCATAGGATGGAGAAGAGTTGACCTAGTAGACCAGGACTTGAAAGCTAACAAGATATACATCTGGTGCCATGACATCCTTAACCAATTAGAGTTCACACCAGAGAGAATGAATAAGATTGAGAAGGCAATAGTCTTATCACCTTTCCACAGAACGAATATACCAGATATACCAGATAAAAAAATAATGGTTAGTAGTAATGGAATACAGTTAAATGCTAAGAAAACTAATTAATTGGATACTAAGTATATTTAATGATAAAACATATGGGGAGATGATGAAACAATATGAGACATAAACACTGGGTAATAAGCACATCATCATACGATAGGGGGCTGGAGCATCTACTCAAGATGTGGCCAGACGTAATCAAGGAAGTACCTGATGCAGAGTTACACGTATTCTATGGTTGGCAGTTGTTTGCTAGGTTCTACAAGGATAATCCCGCAAGTATGGCGTGGATGGATAGAATGAACAAGATGATGGAGCAACCAGGTATTACTCATCACGGGAGAGTCCCACAACCTGAGATGGAAAAGTGGACTAGGAAGAGTGGCATATGGGCTTACCCAACGCATTTTGGTGAGATAAACTGTATTTCGGCTATCAAAGCACAAGCATGGGGTGCAGTGCCCGTTGTAATAGACTACGCAGCCTTACAGAGTACAGTTCAATGGGGAGCTAGGGTAGAGGGTGATATATACGAGCCAGAAGTACAAGAAGCGTTCAAACAAGCCCTAATCAAGGCTCTAAAGTCAGATGAGATGCTTGATGAGATGAGACCACCAATGATGGCATGGGCAAGAGACGCTTTTAAGTGGGAAAAGATAGCTACTCAGTGGACTAAAGAATTTAAAAAGGAGGCAAAATGATAGAGATACAAAAAAAGACATGCCCAGTGTGTGGTGATGAGTTCCCATACTATGATGTAAAGAACGTCCCGGCAACATGTTCAAAGAAGATGTGTGCTGTAAATTATAAATCATTTAAAAATAGGGCAACCGTTGGCGGTGGTAAGCCAGATATAAAGGAGATGGGTGTATGGGGTCCCTCGAAAGACTACGTGAGAAAGTCGAAAAAAGAAAAATAGATATGGCTAGAGCCATGCCCTACATTAAACATGTTGGGGCTGGTAGCTGGGCTGATATTGTTAGTGGTAACGCTAATTACTATAAATACCTTCCATTGGTGATAGATGAGATAAAGCCTAGGCAGGTTGTAGAGTTGGGATCTGCAGCTGGGACTTCTGCACTAATGATGTTGTCCCACATGCCAGAGGACTCAATGTTATATGCTATCTCTATTCCAGAGAAGGAAGGTGAGTTTAGATATGTAAAAGATGAGTATCCTAATTTAACAATGATAAGAGGAGACTCCCTTGATCCAAAGAGTTATGAGGGGTTTGACCCTAGCGAGACTGACATCTGGTTCTGGGATACCGACCATACATATAAGCAGATTAAAGCAGAGTACGATTTTTGTAGGAAGTGGTTAAAGCCTGGAGCGTTGGTATTCGTTGACGATATTGATCTACATGAGGGAATGAGAGAGTTCTGGCAAGAGGTAGAGTATCCTAAGTTATCGTTACCAAACTGGCACTCATATAAGCAGACTAGCTTTGGAGTATTCAAATGTCCGAACAAGTAGGAAGACACTCATATTCCCTAGTGGGAATACCTGACAGAGTAAAGGTTGGAGAGTTCACATCTATTGCCGGTGGAGAAACTATGCGCATAGCTTTTGTGTGGGAGTGGGAACGAGCCAAAGAGATAGAGCCTAATTGGAGGGATGGGTTAAGGGCGGCTCTTGAGATTATCGGAAAGGATCACGAGGTTGACTGGTATCTACACAAATCTCCTAAGATAGAAAAGGAATATGACTGGATTATAACCTGGTGTGATTCTAACTCTAACTTCTCAAAGTTCTTCACTAAGTATCCAGCTAAAAGAGCAATCTGTTTGACTACTCATCCTACAAACTATCACAACCTAATGGGGTTTGATGTGGTGTTCTGTGAGACAGAGATCATCTACAACGAGTGTAGGATGCACGGGATACCAGCTAAGAGAGCGTTTGGCACTGACGACAACTACTTCACGCCTGGGAATAAGAAGAAAGACATAGAATACTTCTATCCGGCAACGTTCTCACCCTGGAAGAAACAGTCAGACATTGCACATCTAGGAGATAAGCTGTTCTGTTTGGGTACTGTCCAGCCGGACGGACAGGGAGAGTATGACGCTTGTGTTAAAAATGGAGTAAAGACAGAGATTGGGTACTTCCCAATCAAAAAGATTAAGGATTATTACCACCGAGCTAAGGCTGTTATCATTCCTGCTGTACATGGGTCAGAGAGGACTGTACTTGAGTCAATGAGTTCTAATATTATCCCTACTGTAACCAATGGACAGAACAAGCGGGCAGCCTCATACATCAAGGAGTTTCAGGCTTCTGGTATGATTATGCCAAGGGCGTTTATTAAGAAGAACTATTCAGCTAAGAAGTACGCCAAAGACATAATAGATGGACTAAGGAGGGTAGTATGATCTCAGGCAGACTTAGTCCACTTCCAATATGCCTGATAATGTCTAGAACAAAGACCGAGGGTTCTAGATTTTCTTCCACACTTATGAACGCTACACACTCTATTCTTAAACTTTCTAAGCTTGGGTGGGGTAAATCCATTCCAATCTCTTATTTGAAGTCCGTCCTTATTCATTCCTGCGATAAGTTCAGATCTATGTTTAGAAAGATGTTCTGCTTGAGTACAAACCTCAAGATTACTAAGAGAATTATTAAGTCTATTTCCATCTATATGATGAACTTTCTCTTTATTTGTAAGAATTCTTCCCATAAACTGCTCAACTACATATCTATGTTCAAAAATTCTTCTACCATCTCTTGTAGTTATTTTTTTGTATCCATGTTTAGTTATCTGACCACTTCCCATTTTTCTGCGTTTAAGAGGATATTCTTGAAGTTTTCCCTGTTTTGTAACAAGTTTTCTATGATTATCACACAAACCCCTCGCTACAATCTTTATAGAATTACATTTATCGAACAAGCATTTCATAAGAATATTATCCAGGAGGGAACATAATATGTCAAGTACCACGAGTGTAATAATTCCATGTTGGAATACAGAAGAAGAAATCCACCGCATGACTCAGCTTAGTGTGGAAACAATCAAGGCTGCCAGAGAGGATATTGAGTTAATCATTGTGGATAACGGATCTACGTTCGCACCAGGATACCTAAGAGAAGTAGCAGATGTGTATATTAGAAACAAAGAGAACCTCGGATACCCTGCGGCAGTAAACCAGGGACTAGCAGTAGCTACTGGAGATGTAATTTGTATTAGCAATAATGATATTAGAGTGCCAACTAACATATTCGATGTGGGGCTTGATATATTGAAAGACGCTGGTGTCGGATCAGTACACTACAAGATGATTAAGTATGATGAGCCTTTCAACTTTGGATCTAAAACTTGGATGACAGGAAAAGAGAGGTGGTGTACATCTTCATTCTTCCTAATCAAGAGAGAGGCTCTACCAGAGGGAAACTATGACTTGGGATATGGAATGGGTGGGGTAGATGATTATGATTTCTGGCACCGAGTACGCCACATCAACGGATGGACTACGGCACTCACCAACAAGAGTGCCTATCAACATTGGGGATCATGGACTTTGAGTAAAATTCCAGAACTAGAGAAGGCAGATAAAAATATAGCTTACTTTATATCTAAGTGGGGAGAACACCCAGATAAACTATTCCAAAAGAGATTTCCAGAACAATGGGAAGTTAATTATTTCAACACAATGAGCGAGCTTTAGTGTGAAAATGTGTAAAGATATACCAGGATATGAAGGGGTTTATATTATTAGTGCTGATGGGGTTATAAAAAATAATAGGGGAATGGTTATAAAATATGATTCTTCGTGGAATAAATATCTTTGTGTTACTTTGGTAAAAAATAAGATGAGGAAACACTTTCTTGTTCACAGACTTGTTGCTAAGGTTTTTATTGATAATCCAGAAAAAAAGGAAGAAGTAAATCATAAAGACGGCAGAAAATACCATAATAGTATTGATAATTTGGAATGGGTGACTAAAAGTGAGAATGTAATTCATGCAATTAAAAATGGACTACATCCCATGCCAGACAATAGGGGAGAGCAACATGGAAATAGTAAGCTAACAAAAGGATTGGTGACAAAAATGAGGAAGATGTTTGCGAAGAGTGGAGAATTTTCTCCGCTGTATAAAGAATGTGGTGTTGCTCCAAGAACTATTAGAGATGCTGTCAATAGGGTTACATGGAAACATATATGACTCCTAAAATATCGGTCATAACCCCCAGCATTAGACCTGAAGGACTCGCAATAGTAGAGAAAGCACTGCGTAGGCAGTCATTTGCTGATTATGAGTGGATTGTAGTATCTCCAGAGGACTATGGATATGGAACGTGGGTAAAAGATCCGGGGAAGAATGATGGAGACTACTGGAGTGTGTACAAAGCATACAACGAGGCACTACGTCACGCCAAGGGAGATCTAATAGTAACGTGGCAAGACCACACATTTGCCAACCCCGACTGCTTAGATAAGTTTTGGCTTCACTACACAACAGAACCAAAAACGATTGTGACAGCTGTGGGCAATAAATATAGTGATGAAAGCTGGTTAGCACAGACATGGCAAGATCCTAGAGAGAGAAATGACATAGGGTCATACTACTCATGCTTCCCTAATGACGTAGAACTCAACCTATCGGCTTTTCCTCGAGTAGCATTTTACGATGTGGGTGGTTTTGATGAATTTATGGACAAATACAGCTCTTTATGTGGATTAGACGTGTTACATCGGCTAGACAAGCTAGGAGGATACGACTTTAAGATAGATCAGAGTATTAAGTCATTTAGCACTGAACATGGTAGACTGCCAGAATGGGAAGAACACTCACCATTCAACGGAGCATACGACAAAAGAATAAATAGCTTGATTGACAAAGGAGAGTATCCTATACTTAACTACCTAAAGGAGAAAAATGGATAGAGTACCACTAGCACAAGTTGAGGATAAAGCACCAGAGCCAACAGCAAAGGAGAACACAGCGTCTCAAAAATCAACTCCACAGCCAGAACTAATGGGGACTGCTGACAACATAGAGTATCAAAGAGTTGCTGACTTTTTAGGAGTTGAGTATGGAGAGAGAAGTGATCCTAAGTTGGCTGGCAAAATAGACTTTATCTTTAGATGGGGACAGACTGAGTCTGGCAGTGAGGATAGACTAAAATCAATGATTGCCGTCAAGAACCTTATAAAAGGACTTGGTTACACAGAAAAGGGCACTGATATGGTAACTAAGGTTTATAAGTGGATGAGACTAGACACTTCAAGGAAGAAACTAGAGCAAGAAATGGAGCTCTTGACATAGACCAATAGTTTCAGTAGAATAAATAGAATAACAGTTGTTACCTGAAAAAGGAGCGACCTTCCATTTAATTATGGTGGGTCTTTTTTTATGAGCATTGATTGGGCTAGAGAAACAAGAAGTAATGAGGGTAAGATAACTATTCTTGCAGCGTCAACAACTAAAACAAGTAAACACCTTTCAGATCAAAACAACATAAAACTAGGTACTAACAGAAGGTCTGAGATCCTAGGAACTATCGGAGATACTGGACAACCATACGAAAAGATATACAACGATTACTTAGATACACTATAAGGAGGTGTGATGAAATTACTTAATGTTGATTCAGCAACAAACGCTGACATTCAATCGGATCAGACAGATCCAATCTTGACTCTGACCAACAGTTCTGGCAGGTCATTGTCTCTTAATAAGGTGACTGTTAATACGGACATCTTGGCAGCTAGTGCCACGATTACAGGTATTCACGTTCGAGGTGCTTCGGCAGCTTCTGGTGCAGCTATTGCTTTTACAGGTGACGCTCTTGTCTCTTGTACTAGTATTAAATTTACCACTGGTGGAGTAAATGGAACCAAGGCAATTCGTATCGTCCAAGCTGATGGTACATTCGCATGGATTCCAGTTCTTCCAGATGCAGCAGTAGTAGGTGCAGTAATCTAATATGACAATAACGATAGACGACATCCAAAGTAGAATAGCAGCGGTAGTTGATCAAGATCAAGATACCTCTAATATTTCCACTGCTGACTATTCACTTAGGCTGTCCTATATCAACCGTAGGGAGAGGATGTGGTCCGAGGCTGGCAAGTGGCAATCTCTTACAAAAGAGTTCAACACTTTGACCTCTACCATTTCTGGGAACACATCTATCTCTTTACCGGCAGACTTTAGATCTTTGGCAATCTATCCAGCCATTACATTTGACGGCACTTCAACTAAGGACTTCAAGGAGATCAGGTCTCAAGAGGAACATCAGTTCGATCCAGCAACAAGTCAATATGTAAAGATCGGTGGAAATCCTCATGCAGGGTACGTGATGAAGGTAAACCCAGGAGTTTCGACCAGACAACTATCAAGTGGAGCCTCTGTTAAGGTCGTTTACTTCTCAATCCCAACATCATCCGCTTCACCAGCTAATGTAGTAACTTGTTTAAATCCAGATTATTTAGTTCAGGGCGTAATTGCAGACGTGTGGGAGGCACAGGAAGACGCAAGGTTCCAAGCAGCCAAAGTAGAGGCAAATATAATCCTCCAAAACATGCTGGAATTTGAGTTCACTCCTTCTGAAGCTGCATACAACCGTAACGTCAAAACGATGGAACAACGTGTCAGCTTTAGGTGGGGAAGATGAAACTTAACACAAGAATACCACCGTTTAAACCAGCTAAGGATACAGATATTAGCTGGGATAACTTCCGAAAGGGAGTAAATCTTCTTCTAAAAGAAAATGAGATCGCCAAGAATGAGTTAGTACAGGCAGACAATCTAGTATTAGTCGGTAAGGGTGTACCAACAAAGAGATGGGGAACAAAAAACTACTTCCTGGCAGGTGCGACAGGATCAGTAAGGGGTCTTGAGGGATTCTATCAATCTGATGGAACAAACCAACTACTTGCACTAACAGATCAGGGTGTGTTGACACAGAAATCAAACGCAAGCTATTCAATTATTGCAGGGGCTTCATGGGCATCTGGGTATACGGCAAACATGGCACAGATCGAAGACAATATGTATATCGTAAACGGACAAAGGGAGATCGTAAGATACTCTAATCCTACCCTGGCTTCATTCCCAACAATCGCTAAACCAACAGGACTATTTGCAACTGGACTATCTGGTGTATCTGGTACAAACCAGGTCTCATACAGAGTATCAGCTATTAGTACCGTAGGAGAGACACTGGCCTCAGATACGTACGTTCTTGACAATCAGCCATCTAATCCATCAGAAGGAACAATTAAACTAGACTGGTCAGCAGTCTCTACCGCCTCTGGAGTCTTGGAAGGATATAACGTATATGGTCGTAAACAGGGAGACGAAAGATGGATGGCAAACGTTCCCGCATCTGCCAATACTCTAGTTGATAATGGTTCATACATTGTGTCTGAGTTTGGATTCCCGCCTACGGCAGACTCAACTGGTGGAATAAATGCAAAATATATTGTTAGATTCTCTGATAGGTTAGTATACGCAGGGATTGATGGAGAGCCATCGAAAGTTGTTATCTCGGGTAGAGCACCAAACCAAGAGAAGCTAGATATATCATACGGTGGAAACACGATTGAGATTGAGCCTGACGCTGGAGACAATATTACTGGTCTTGGAATATTCGAGGACAGGATTATTGTATTCAAGGAACGAAGTATCTGGCAGGTAACACTATCAGGACAACAGGTTGGCAACTTCTTTATCTGGGAGCCTAGTGCAAAGATGATTACAAACTCACATGGATGTATCGCACCTCTATCTATTACCGCAGTTGAGAATGACGTATTCTTCCTATCAAGAAAGGGAGTCTATGCTCTAGGATACGAACCTAACGTGTTTAACGTCCTAAGAACAAATGAGATTAGTGCCAAGATCAGACCATTCTTTGAAAACCTATCTATCTCACAGAAGATGAACGCCACTGCGTTCTATGCAGACTCTAAGTATGGTATCTCATTCCCAGGTAAGGATAAGACAATGATATATGACCGGGAACGCCTAGCATGGATGGGCCCATGGACAAGAGATGCAAGTAGATTCCACGTATACTTTGACTCCTCTGGTAACGAACATCTACTCTATGGGTCAGATGACTCAGCTTATGTAATAGAATATGATAAGTCATTTGCCGATGACAACGGATCTGCTATTGCTACTCAGTTAAGAAGTAAGAAAGATGACTATGGAGACTGGGCAAGGTTCAAGAACATTAAGGAAATCTTTACTCTATTTAGAAACGTGCAGGGAACAGTCAACTTTGACATTCGACTACAAGAGAGAAATGGTCAGGTTACTACAGCCAAGTCATTTAACATACAAAGAACTGCGGGATCGGCTGGATGGGGAGCTGACCTATGGGCAAACACACAGTGGGGAGATACAGAGCAAGATGGTGGAGCCACAGACATCAACGAGATCTACAGACATACGAAGCTAAACAAGGTAGCCCGCACAATGCAGGCTATAATCACAACTAACAATAGGAATGACAATTATGAATTTTTATCGCTCCGGTCAAGAGCCAGACCTCTAGGTCTAGGCTTCTTACCAGCTAGTGAAAGGGTATAAATATGACCGCAAATATGTACAAAGCACCGACAACGAACTTCAGTTCAACGTCTCTGAATGGATCTATCAATGATTCTGTTGACACTTTTACACTAAACTCAACCACGGATCTAAACGCTCCTGGTTACTTAGTAATTAATAGGCAGGACGCAAACGGGAACAACACCCCAAGCGCAAGAGAGGTTATCTCCTACACTGGAATATCTGGATCTGACCTAACAGGAGTAACAAGGGGGGCGGACACATCTACCGCAAGAAGTCATGCTGATGGGTCTCTAGTAGAACCAACTGTAACAATAGGTATGTGGAATGATCAGCAAGATCTAATCGCAGCCTCACTATCTACAGTTGATGGAAGTCTTAACCCACTATCTAGTGCGAGCATTGTTACTCTCACTTCAACCACATTTACATCTACTGCGATTTATGGATCAACAGCAACAATCTCAACAATGAATGGAAAGTTGAATAAGAGAGTCGTCACCACAACCGATGACGCTACAGCCGTAATCGATGTAGACATAACAGATGTGTATGAGTTAAGTGCAGTTGCTAATGCCACTACATTCACAATCTCAGGAACGCCCACAGATGGTCAATTCCTACAAATCAGATACAAGGATGCAGGAGTAGCCAAAGGTCTGACATTCACTGGATTTACCGCACTTGGAGCGACTATCCCAACCACTACAACAGCTGGTAAGTGGGAAACTGTACTATCTCAATACAATTCTGCAGCAACTCAATGGCATGTTTATACAGTGAATACGGAGGCTTGATGGCAGATGCAACAGGTGGAACAATAACATATTCGGGTGGTAAAACAATCCACACATTTACAAGTAGTGGAGATTTTGTTGTACCTGGAGCAGGTGAAGTTGAATATCTTGTAGTTGCTGGTGGAGGGGGCGGAGGTGGATCAACTGGTGGTTGTGGTGGAGCTGGTGGCTTATTATCTGGTACTGGTCATAGTGTAACTGCACAAACATATTCAATCACTGTTGGTTCTGGCGGAAATGATGGAGCTACAAATGTGCAGGGTACTAATGGTACAAATTCTGTATTTGACACATTTACATCAATTGGAGGTGGGGGTGGAGGAAGTTTCTTATCTGCACCAAATGGAAAAACTGGAGGAAGTGGTGGAGGAGCTGGTCAAAATTCTAGTAGTGGAAGTGGAACTATTGGAAGTGGAACTGCTGGTCAGGGAAACAATGGAGGAACTGCTAATAATGGACATGGAGGTGGTGGTGGTGGAGCTGGTGCGGTTGGTGCTAATGCAGGAGGTTCTGCTGGATCAGGTGGAGCAGGGACTTCAAATTCAATATCTGGAACAGCAACAACTTATGCTGGAGGTGGAGGTGGAAGTTATTATCCACCAACAGGAGGTTCTGCTGGATCGGGTGGTATAGGTGGTGGAGGAAATGGTGGTAAGAATGATGATGCAACTGGAACAACAGATGGAACAGACGGTTTGGGTGGTGGCGGTGGAGCAGGAGGAAATTCAGCAGGAGTTGGAGATGGTGGATCTGGAATAGTTATAATCAGTTATGTAACAGGATCATTCCCTTCTGGAGGAATGTGGTACGCATTTGCATAATTAAGGAGCAAAAAACAACATGACAATAAAAAACCAAACAATCAAATACAGCAAAGGCTTGCGAGCTTTTCTATCTAACATAATTATAAACATAATAAATATTATA